AGTTGCCGGGTGAGTTGAAAGCACAAGGCGTCATCACAGCTAGCGACATGCAGCAAGCTATTTTCATGGACGCTTGTGATGCTCTCACACACGCTTGGGCTCGTTCTATGCAACAGGGCAAGTACTCGCCGGTTGGTTTCAAGGAGCAAGACATCGATGACATCCTGTGCACGTTCCAAAGAACGTGGGAGTTGGACCTGGAGAAGCAGGACTCCTCTCACAAGGCCGTACATGTGCTAGTCGCTTGTAAGATGCTAGAGCTTGCGTCAGAAAAGCTCGGGTTGGGAGCTTTGGCAGGTGAGATCCGCAGTCAGCGCACGGTCAGGATGATGGCACAACCTTTCACCTTCGTGCTCAATATGGCACTCGCGAGTGGTGATCCTTGGACGCTGATCATCAATAAGATTATGGCCTTCAGCTCTCTCGTCAGTGTGGCGGAGTTGAAGGACGTCCGCATCATGCAAACTGGTGATGACATCACGTTGGATCGCAAACCGGATTTTCTGTATCCCGAGGGCATCAAGGCACAACGGTCGGCAAACAAGGGTCTCATCTGGAAGCAAGAGGAACGTGACCAGCGGATCAACGGCGTGACTTTCATCAGTCGCGGAGCGCTACCAAACCGCACGGTAGTGTACAAGGCTCTGCGTACGGTACTGAAGTACACGTCGCGCCCTCGTGACAGGCTTCAACACGCAAGCTACAAGGTCGATACTGATCGGCTCATGAACGCTTCAGCCGCGTTGGGCCTGCAAGCGTACGTCGCAGCGCGTTGCCACGTTTTCGGCGGCGATCCTGTGGTCGTCTTCGACATGTGGTCGCGGGCTATCGCGTTAGCGCGTACACCTTTTGATGACCTACCAGCTGAGTTACGCTTGGACGATGCGCGACCTTTTGAGATCCGGTCTCGTGAAGTCGGCTGCTTCGGTTACGCACTGGCGCACTGCGTTGCAGGCAATGTACAAGCAATCAATGCGATTGCGTCGTACCCGCGCACAACGCCTCAAGCAGTAGCCGTACAGGCTTGCAAGGACAATGGTGTGCAATACGTCATCGCGAACGAGAGCTGGGCGAACCGTAGCAGGGCAAGACTCATCAAAGCCATCGAGGAGTTCAAGATCAAGCTGCAACGCGCCTTTGTCGTATTGTATTCAGACCACGCTGTCGCTGTCACTCCGAAGTCGCTCGTGACACACACCGCGTTCGGTAAGAAAACTTTCACTTGGAAAACCCTCCACGTTGATGGAATTCAAGTTACCGACGGATTGTAAGTCAGGTTAGTCCTATTTCTCTAGCTATCGAGGATAAATTTAGCCGTCTTGCTGTACGATACCAGCGACCTAATATAGGTGTAGCTACTGGAGTGTTCTTAATTGAATGAACTCAGCGAGAAGAAAATATCGCACTTAATACAAATGAGGAAGGTCGGGCTTCTGGCAAAACCCCCGACGACCCAAAAAGTAACTGCGTTTCGGCGTGGTCACCTCTATTGTCAGTACTTTGTAGCGGGTACTGTTTAGCTTAGTCGCACTCGAGCGGCGAGGCAAGTCAAATGTAGCAACCGGATACGCCGGCTCTGCGAGATCTCCCTAGTGGGAATCTGCTACAACAACAGCAGACGAGGGGCTCGTGATCCCTCCTAGGCATGATCAGGCGCTCTTTGAGTGGCCGGACAGAATTACAGCGCTTGTCGGTCGGTTATGTCACAAACCGGCTTAAGGTATATCGATCTCCCTCAGTCCAACACAGAGGGCAAATGCCACCTTTCTTTCTTTCACTCACATCGTCGTCAACGTCATCTCTAACAACAACCAACGACTGCCGCAAGGATGCCTTCCCCTTA